AAAGATACTGCAGCCATTAGCGGCAATGCTATGGATGACCTACAATCCATCCGTTTTGGAAAACCAGTGGGAAAGTACAGACCTGTCACAGTTAATGCTTGACCGTAATCTGCCTGCCGACTTCACATCATATGTGATGTATAGCGTAATGCAGAACATCTTCGGTCAGGATATGGAAGTAGGGTGGTGGATGAGCTCTACCAATTACCAGGTAATTACAGACCAAACGGACGTACGCTATAAGTATCAGTTTTGCGATGGCTTTATGAAGCTCATTGTAAACGATGCAACTGTGCTGAACTACGCCAGCCCCGCAACGATCACAACATCAAACATACTCACGTTCCTTGATGGCCTTATAAGCCTTATTACCATCAACAAAAAAGCGTTGATAGGTAAGAGCAAGCGCGGACGCATGAAGTTCCTGTTTAGCACGCAGACGGCTAATATATGGAGGCAATTCCTTTTAAACGCAACTTTTAAGGGCATCAACTATCAGGATACAGGCGATACTAAGTATGCCGGTTATGAAATAGTGACGCTAAACGGTATCCCCGATAATACTATCCTGTTTGCTGAGTGCGCAAAGGATATGATGGGTGCATTCCACATCGGTATGAATAGTACCGCTGATGAGAACAATCTCGAGATCAACAAAACACTGTGGCAGAACGAAACATACGGTATCAAAGGCCTTATGAAATTCAACACGCAGATAAAGTTCGGTAACGAAATAGCCTGCATGACAACCCTTACAGCAGCATCTTTCATTGTATCATAATCACGTAAAGCACAGACAAAATGAAAAAATTTTTATCAATACTGTTTTTGGCTGCGATAGCCTTTAGCGCACAGGCGCAGAATACAAGCCCTCGTTACGTGGTTTATGGTGCTAATGGTGCATCTAGTATCAGCTTCGGTCAGAATATCGTAAAGGACACGGCAGGTACAACAATCGACACGCTGCAGTTGCGCCCACGGTACTGGTGTACCAATGTAAACGTCACCGTAGTAGACAGTGCCGTTCTGCAGCTTAAAAGTGTAGCAGGCTGCTACTATAACGACCGGGCATATGTGTATGTAACCAACCCCGCCAATACAGGTGTATTGAAACTGAATGGCGCATGGGTGGTAAGCACCGGCACAAATACGATATCACTTACCGCCAATAAACATTGCACACTGGAATTTTGGTTTGACGGCACCAACTGGGTAGAAACTTCACGCAACTTAAACTATTAAACCATGGCCTTTAAAGTAACACAAAGCCTACAAGACACGGTAGAGCAGAACGACCACATAGAAGAAGTACACTTTACAGCGGACGGCAAGCACCATTTCAGGGTGTTCGACCATGGCGGTAAGAAATATACACGCTTACAGGAAATACCTGAGAAGCTAAAATCGGGTGTGCTGACAAGCAAGTTGGTGTTAGCGCCGATAAAGAACAGAAGGAACGAAGACCACGAAGACCATCTGATAGTAGAAACGGTATCCCGTGATGAAATACTAAAGGCTAAGCCGGTAGCAGACCCGCAGGAAAGTGCTATTAAAAAAGCCGACCTGCTCGCTACACTTGAAATATCAGAAGAAGAATTAGCCGCCTTTCTTAAGGCAAGAAAAAAATAATCAATTATGGCACGTAGCACAGTAACATTTGTATTATCCCCGGCAGGGTTAGGGCAGGCAGCCACAGGTGATGACTTCATCAGTGGAGAGGTTCTTTACGGCACTGCACCTGGTTCTTTTGCTACCACATCAAAACAGGCTGTTTATAGCCTTACAGATGCGGAGAATAAAGGCATAACACTTGACCATGCGGATGAAGTACGTGCAACAGGATCTTTAGTTATAGCAGGAGTAGGGTCTACTGGTGATACTATCTCATTGCAGGTAGTTGAAACAAACCCTGTAACATCTGCTAATCCGACCGGAACAACAACCGTTACACTCTGCACTTATACGCAAGCTGCAGGAGATACAACAGCGACATTACTTGCTGCTAGCATTGCAGCGGCTATAAACGCCAATAGCTACCTGACTGGCACATCTACGCTTGCGGGCTATACGGCAACAGCGGCAACAGGCACAATAACAGTAACGGCACGTTACCGCCTCGGTATAAATCTTAATACAAAATCACTAATACCTACAATGGTAGGCGGCATAACAACCGGGACAAATACAGCATTCTCAGGCGGTGTGTACAGCAAAAAAGCGGTATGGCACTATATAGTAAGCGAGTTTTTCAGAGCTAATCCTACGGGTGTGCTTTGGGTTGGGTTCTTTGCTTCGCCTGACTACACCAATGACTGTATATCCTTGCAGAACGCAGCAAACGGAGCCATAAAGCAGTTTGGCGTATTTGACAGCACCGTAACAAGCGCATCGACATTTACATCAAACGGTACTTTGCTACAGGCGCAGATGGCTACACTATTCGGCGGGTATAATCCTGCAGTTGTGGTATATGCGCCAAACATAAAGGCTATATCTGACCTTTCTACGCTTCAGAATCAGCAGACAAAATCGAACTACTACGTTTCTCCGCTTATATCACAGGATGGTGGAGCGGCAGGAGCACAGTTTTATATCAACAGCGGTGTAAGCATGGGTAATATTGGTTGCGCCCTTGGTACAATCAGTGCCGCAAAGGTCAATCAGGACATTGGCGAGATAGGTGCTTTCAATATCACAAACGATACCGAAATGGCTATACCTGCTTTTACTAATGGACAACTGGTAAGTGCTGTGTCAAGTAACCTGCTCGATCAACTGGATAGCTACCGGTACCTATTCGCTACAACGCAGCCCAATATCAGTGGTACGTTTTGGGTGAATGACTGGAGTTGCGTAGTGGCTACAAGCCCCTACTACCGCATCAGCCGTAACAGGACAATGAACAAGGCGGTAAGACTTACTTACGCTAATGTGGTGCCATTGCTTAAAAGCCAGATCATACTAAAGGCGGACGGCACTATTGATGATGTGACGATTGCCAAGTTCGACGGTGCTGTATTACCTGTTCAGACACAAATGCTTAATGCAGGGGAGATAAGTAATATGAAAATTACCATCGACCCTACACAGAATGTTATTGCAAACGGCAAGCTTATAATGAGCATTGCAATACAGCCGACCATAACTGCAGACTTCATCGAAGAAGATATGTCATTCGTTGCTAAAATATCATAATAATGATCGCAAATAAAAGTTGGGCAGATATAACGATACTCATAGGTGGCGTTCCGCTCATTGAGATACAGGAAATACAATACAGCCGCGAAAGGAAAAAGGAAGATCACTACGGACCGGGGGATAAGGTTGTTTCGCGCGGGTATGGGAATGTATCTGATACTGGGCTAACTTTTAAAATGTCATTTGATGAACTCAAGAGACTTGAAGCGGGCGCTCCTGACGGAGATATTACAAAATATCCCTCATTTGTTACAAAGGTTGTATGGCGTTCAACATTGCAAAACCCAACATCATTTACGGATACGCTAACAAATGTAGAATTCACTTCTAATGGTCGTGATTTACAGCAAGGGGCAACAAAACATTTTACAGTAGTAAAAGGAATTTTCGCAGGATTTAACGACCCACAATAACATGGAAGAAAAAGAACTTACACCGGAAGAAATACAGGCACAGGAGCTAGCCGAAGCGGCACAAGCTAAAGAAGATGCATTTTGGGAAGCCACCAATGCTAAGGCATCATCCATCGCATCTGCAACCGGTAAAAGGGTAGTGCCTATCGTCATACAGGATATTGATACGCCCGGTGAATATGTCGTTGGGTATATGTATCGCCCAGACCTTGATACGCAGCTTAAACTAAGCGATAAGGGGCAAGAATTTGCATCAGGATTTTCATATCTGGCAGGCAGCGCAGTACTGGAATCTCTTTTGATAAAGGCGGAAAGTGACAAGCGCATAAATACCGAAACTGACCAAGGTGAACTATACTGGAAAGGGGCAATCATAGCATTGTTTGAGTTCGTAAAGGGCGCGCGTGCTGTTATTAAAAAAAAATAGAAGAATATAATTTGAACACTAGTGAAGAAGGGTGGGCTGGTGAGCTTGCCCTTCTTTCTTATTACAATGGGTTTAGGGACGATATAAGACAGTGGGATGAAGATAGGCTGCTATATAGTATCGGCAATATGCAACTGGCAATGAAGCTACTTAAAATCAGGGAATAATGGCAGACCAAGGCGTAAGGTATGTAGTGCGGCTAGATGATATAAATGTTTCCTCCGGGTTGAGGAACATGGAGAGTGTCGCTATGCATACCGAGAGTAGGGTAGCAAGCCTGAATAGTACACTTCGCACGCTCGGCGATACGCTTGGTATTGGTATAGGTCTACATGAACTTTTTGATTTTGGTAAAGGTGCCGTACAAGGTGCAGCCGACTATGAAACAGCAGCCAAGCGGATAAAGTTTGCCAGTGCAGACTTTGCAGACGGCGCTAAAAATATTTCCTTTATAAACGAGGAGGCAGATAAGTTAAAAATACCATTACAGGAAGCAACGGACACGTACGGTAAGTTCCTTGCTATGATTAAAGGTAGCCATCTTGCAGGCGACCAAGTGCGGTATCTGCATGATGAGATACTAACCATAGGTAAGATAAAAGGCCTAGATGACGGTCAGGTAAACGCCGCTGTACTCAATGTAGGTAAGCAGCTTGAAGCGGGGACCCTTGACGCAAGGCATTTCAGGCCATTAGAACAGCAGTTATCCGGCATAGGACAATATGTAGCAAAGGAGATGGGCATAACGCTTAATCAGCTTGCTATAATGCGCAATAAGGGTAAACTGACCGGCACTGATCCTATGGTACTGCTTCGTGCGATAAAGCACCAGGCGGAAGACTTAAAGCAATTCTTGCCTGAAAGTACAAGTACTATACAAAGCCAGTTAAATGATTTAAGTAATTCATGGCTTCGTTTTAAAAACGACTTAGTATTTGATAACCTACCCGAGATAAAGGAACTGTTTCAAACTCTTAAGGATGGCATTGGGTGGCTTAAAGACCATGAAGATGATATTAAGTATTGGGGCAAAATAGTATTTGAGGTAGGCAAATATTATTTAGAGTATAAGATAGCGAGAGAGGCTTTCAATATAATAGAATCGTCTGCTATATCATTAATGAAATTGTATACAGGGGAAGCCGCTTTGCAAATTACAGCAGTGGAATCGCAAACGGTTGCATTTAATGAATTATCGGTAGCCATGCAGCGGGCCAGCGTATTCAGTGCTGCGGGGTTAGGCTCGACGGGTGTGCCATTGGTGGCAGCAGGGGAAGGTACGGTGGCAGCAGGGGCAACGGCAGGCGCAACAACAGGGGTTTTGTCAGTTGAAATTGTTGGTTTTGCGGCAGGCGTTTTATCTGCATTGTCCTTATTCTTTAATGGTGGTGAAAATTCAAAACAGGACGCATCGGATTATCGGGACATTTTCGATCCGAGTACAGGGGTTATGAGCCATCACCATATATCTGGTGCGGAAAAGTCGCAAGAAAAATTTGATGAGCAAGACGAATGGAATAAGTTCTTAAAGTCGGGCTATAATGCATCTGAACACAATGCAGATAATCTTGCATTTCTAGGCGTACAATCGAAGGATGAAATAAATGCTCAAATAGCTAAAAAAAATAAGGCCGACAAAGATGAGGCATATAAAACCGCTCATCCAAAAATACAAGCACCAACCGACAAGATAACAGGTCAGCGAATTATCAGTTACAACATTTCTATCAAAGAAATAAACGGCATAAAAGAAAACAAGGTTGAGAATGGTGGCACTATGGATACTACTGATGTAGCTACAAAAATGCGTGATATAATACTAAGCATAGTGAATGACAGCCAGATAAGGGCAGGAAACTAACCTTTCAGCCTTGGGCGGATGAAAACGAAATAAAGAATAACGGGTATCAATAACCACATAGTGCAAAGATAACGATAAATGACAATAAAAGGAACATATCTACCTGAACCAACAAGCCAGATAAGGCCTTTCCCCGATCCGAGTATGGCTGCCGCTACCGTGAATCTTACCGCGGGACAGGCAGCAGCGTTTCTGTTGCTTAATGACAATCTTCAATTTACAGACAACTTCCCATTTATTGCAGGAAGCGCCGATACGCCTGATGGATATAGCCCGCTAGGAACGCCTGTATATGGGCGTATAATACTCGGTACGGACAGCCCTGACGGGATAAACAACTATACCGATGCTCAGGGTAATGCGGGCTCATTTAAGACCGTAGAGCTTGACTGTGCTGTTGTAGATGCGATAGACTTTAACCCAAAGGTTGTAGTTACTAATATTCAGGGTTTGTCGACAAGTATAAAGGAGTTTATCTCTTCTGGAGATAATGATATAACGATCACCGGTGTATTTAATAGCAGTCCCGGTGTGGCCCCAACTGACTTTATCTCAAATATGAACCAGATATTTTCTGCGCCTATACCAATACCGGTTACAAACTACTATCTGAACCTGCAGAATATTTATTACATAGTAATAATGCCCGGCACAACGATGGGGCAGATAAGAGGGGAGTACTCAACGCAGAAGTTTACCATAAAGGCTATTAGCGATACACCAATGACCGAAATGTTACCATAATGTCATACTATCAGGCACTAACTAACGTACAAGTTCAGCAAATACCGACTGACCAGTTCCCTGAAAGGAATTTGCTATTGGTATTCTCGTTCCTGAACAAATACGAGGGCAACAGCACATGGGAGGACCTGACACAAACCTTATCACTTACGCTGCCAAAGAATGTGAAGATAAGGGCGTATAAAATAACAGGGGCACCTTTTGATATTGTGCCTAATATACAAACAACTTATGTGCAGTTGGGCAATATTACAGGGCAAAATAGCAATTTAGGTGGCTTCAATCAGTCCCCGACGTTTCTACGCGGAGACCTTATTAAGTTCAATGTCGGTTATAGGTCGAAGGTAAATGGTGGGGATACAACCTACATGACAGGGCAGAACAATATACCTGACCAGTTTGCCGGCGTAATTAGTGCCGTAAAGCCAAAGTTACCATTCACGATAGAATGCGAAGATTACATGTGGTTGCTGAAACAAATGCCTACACCTGCTCAGCACTGGCCTAATAAGACACTTGGGCAGATAGTTACAGATACACTTGCCCTTAATGCTAACGGCAAAATAGTTTCCAGGTATAATGGGTATGTAAATCTTACCGTGTCTGATTTTGCAGAAACGGAATTGAAATTTAACGTAAGCAATATAGCTACTACGAATGGTAGTCTTGCAGCTTTTCTCGCCCGCATCAAATCTGAATATAAGGTAGATAGTTATTTCAGAGGCCAGCAGCTGCGTGTGGGGTTATTGCATTATTTACCGCAAGATACAGTGCAACATACTTTCACCTTTCAGAAAAACATACTTGATGATGACAACCTGAAATGGCAGCGCAAAGATGATATAGTATTATCGGCTATTGTGAAGAGTAATTACACGAAAGAAGGTAAGGGCACAACACAAGATGGTCAATCCAAAATGGTGCATGCTGCTACCGAAATACTCATCTACAATGCCAATGGATCGTTTACATATAAAGTAAAAAACAAGGGAGAAGATTTCCCTACCAATTACCTGAATGATATTGGTG